TAACAGCATCAAAGTTGACATAGCCTTCTTCGTCGTAGCGTTCGTAGCCGTCATTAGCTGACTCTTCTACTTCACCTTCTTCGACTTCTTCAAACTCTTCTTCTTCGCCTCTGCTAAAGCGTTGCTGAAGTTCCATGTAAGCTTTTTCAAGCTCTTCAGCATTTCTGTATTTACCAGCAAGAAGATCCTGCTGGTCTTGCATCATCTTTTCCCCAACTTCAAGAGAGTCAGCTTCTTCAGCCTCACGGGCTGCAATAGCTTCGGGATCATCAGATGGATCGTATGCAATGTTAATAGCCATAAACGGTGCTAGTTAAATTAAGCGGGCGGTTGTTGAGGTTGACCTGCCATGTTAGCAATACCTTGCTGTAAGGCAGGGTTCTGCATAGCAGCTTGTACAGCATCCACTGCTTGAGGATTCTTAGAAGGATCCATGAGTGGAGCACTGAGCATCTGTGCTGACTGGTTAACCATAGACATCTGCATCTGCTTCTGCATAGCTTGCTGTTGCTCGCTCTTAATCTGTTCCATACCTTTGACAAGGTTGAGGATGTCGATGCCTTGAGCAGCAGCTAGACGCTTGATAGCTTCATCAGGATTGAGGAACTGTTGCAGAGCTTCAGGTCCCATGGTCTGTGCAATGGTAGTCACAAACTGAATCAGGGATTCCCGATCCTGTCCACGACCCAAAGCATTGATGCCAGCAACAATCGTAGGATTGACTAACCCTTTAGGTAGGGTAGGGATCTGCTTGCTCCGAGTCAGGTCAAGCATTTTACGATTGAGATAAGGAATCAGGAACTCACTAGTCAGCAGGGAGAACAAGCCACCCAGCTGTTGCTCTAGTTCCATCTGTGTCATCCTGACTTCTTCTGCTGTAGTCCTTTCAGACTGACGTACATTCAAAATCAGGAACGCTTCAGAGATCCGCTTCTCCAACACACCAGCCAAGTCAAAGGCAGTGCGGAAGTCAGCTTGCTTCTGAACCTGTACCACCCCGATATCATCAGGGCGTCCTTGAATGATAGCACCATTACCTGCATTCGCTAGGGAAGCAGGCTTGGTGGTAGAGCTAGGAGATACAGTGAACACAACTTTAGCAGCTGCAGCAGAGCCTTCTACAAGCGCCTGCATGAGGGCTTCAAGGGAACGCAGGTCACCTAGGAACTCCTCAACACGAGAGCGTCCGTAGTCCTCTCCATCAACAGTTACGAAGCGGAGGGGCAACCAAGGGCTCTTGTCTTTGGGAGCTTTACCGTAGGTGTTAGGAAGGATTTTGTCATCAGCTTCCTGATACCAAGTCCATCCTTTCTTAGTCAGTTTGATGCAGGTAAATACATCAACATCTTTTTCAAACTTACTGCCAACACTAGAGTCAACAACACTCAAAGGCTTGGGGTTCTCAAACTCAGGACCAAGCAGTTTACGGTTGACTCGTTCGCGTGTGACAATCTCAGTAACATTACCGTTACCATCTCTCTCAACAACATACCGATTCAACGGATACATCTTCATGCCATCCTTACCCATGTAAAGAAGAGCATTACCAGTAACCACGAGATGTTTGATTGCAGAGAAGATCTGAACACGATCAGTAGAAGCAGCAATGCTTTCCATGATCATGCGTTCGATCTTAGCAAAGCTTAGATCCAACTCACTCTTTGCCTCAGCAGGAATCTCAACCCCAAGCTTGGAGTCATCCAGCTGCAGTTTAAAGAATGAAGTAGAAGGAGGCAGTAACCCCAGCATCAACTTGGATGCCAAGGTCACTACCCCCTTTGCTCCTACTGATTGCCAAGGAGTCTTGAACCGAGTGTAATCGGTCGTTGTCTCCTCGTGCATAAGCAGAGTAGGAATCGTCAGCTTTGCACATTCCAGTGCAATGTCAAGAAAGGCGGTACGGCCACTGGTCAATTCATGATACCGTTGCCGTGCGCTTTTCATTGTTACTGCCTCTGAACGTTAGCACTAATGTTGAGTCCAGTACCAGGAGCAGTCTGCAGGCTAGCAGTACCAGTCCGCATACGCTCACGCTTAGCCGTACCAGTCTCACGCTTCTTCAAGGTAGGTTTCTTATCCATACCCGTCTGTTCAGGAGCAGGAGTAGGAGCCTCAGGCTTTGTCGGTTCAACTTTTTGAGGAGCTGCCGGCGGCGGGGGAGCCGGAGGCGGGGGAGGGAGAGGAGCTACGGGCGCAGAGCCGCCACCACCAAAACACATAATCTTAATCCTTTGATAATTTTTCTTTTAAAAACCTAACAACTGAGACTTGCCCAGCTCGATAAGAAATTTCTTTCTCATTGAGTTGGTAGTCAGGAAATTGGTCAGGAAATAAGTCATCGAGTTCCTCGATTAGCCGATCAAACTCAGCCGTACTCAGGAAGATTGACATTTGAGTGCTCAAAGAATGCGGGCATACGAGCACGGCGGGTAGCAATCAGACCCTCTGCCTTCCCGCTGTAGAGAAGGCTGTCCGATTGCTTAAGCCAGAACTCGCGGTCAAGGTAGGGGTTCTCGTTAGAACCCAGTGGTTGCATGATCCATGCTACCGTTGCTTTACGAAGCTTGTCAAGGTTTTGCGTGACCGTGAGGCCAAGCTCTTTGCAGACGAGAGAGTTGACCGCCACATGGACTTGCTCGTCTCGTGAGATGTCAGCTGAGACAGTGCGACATCCTGCATCCCCGTTCCATCTAAAGAAGGGGAGCAGCACAAAGAACACTGACCGTTCAAGCACCATTGCCTTGAGCACGGGATGTTCGGGAGATTCGATCCATGCTTTCTGGATGCGGGAAGCTTCCGGGATATCTTCCAGCTGATGAGCACGAGCGATGTAATCAAGAGCGAGGTCATGTTTCTCTTCATCCTTAATGTTGCTTTCCAATACTTCTTGGGCAGCAGCAGGATAATCTTTTTTAAGAGCATTTTTAATGAAGTCACCTACGGGAATCTCAAGGTTACGAACCGAGAGAGCACGCAGCATGGCTTCTTCAGAGCCAGGAGCAAAGGTGCCTGCCTCTACCTGAACAGGTGTCCAGGAACGTTTACGGGAAAGAAGTTTTTGATAAGGGTTCATTCTGCACAATCACATTGAGGTTCTTTAGAGAACGACTCATACTCTTCCCAGAATTTCTCATCAAACTCTTCCAGTGCAGCCATGGCATCACTCTTATCTTGAGTGTCAGGCATGACTTGTAGAGAATAGTAGAGAGAAGTCTGTGGACTAGAGAGCCACTCTTCAATGAAGGATTGGTCGTAGGTCACGACGTCGCTCCAGCTATTCATGGAATACCCATGCAACAATCCTGTCGAATCTAACAGGATCATGATGTTGTCGGCAACCTTTCGATACGCTTCCCAGCCAACCTGGCTAGCGATCTCAACGTCACCATAGTCAAAGTGTTCAACACCAAACGTACCGCTGTCTCGATCCACCTCACTAGAAATGGGAGGAGCAATCTCAGGGCAGGTGGTGTAGCCGTCCAGATCCTTGTAACGATAGGAGCAGCTAGCGGTCGGTGCAATGGCAAATGCACGAGCCATCTTATTTGCACGTGCGATTTGCGCAGCGATATTAACACCACGCTTCAGTGCGTTGGCGAGGAGATCAGCAGGAGAGTGGTTAACCTTATCATTGTTCACACGCTCAAGAGCATCGCCAAACTCTTGATAGGTTACTCCGTTCCGCCGTAGGAAGTTGGCGAGTCCAAGCATTCCGAGACCAACTTGGCGATCTGTTTGAGAAGGGAGGTATTCTCCAGTGTCTCCCACACCTGTTCGGGAGTGCAGGTCGCACAGCTCGGACATTCCTTGGGTAAACGCAGCTTCAACGTCACTGTATTCGCATCCACCGAGGTTGACATGCTGTAGTAGACAAGTTCCTCGTGAGGGCAGATAGACTTCCAAGCATACGTTGCCATAGATTCGCTTTCCTTTAGCGTCAACTTTAGTTTTGTTTAGCCAGACGTCACCCTTCTTGATTGCAGAAAGAAGAGCAGTACGTACTTCATCCGTTGCTTCAGCCCACCAATACTCGTTAATGTCAACGCAACGTTTGACCCAAGGTAGCTCGGCACGATTAGCATTGATGAACTCAAGGATGTCAGGATGTTTCAGGTCAAGGTGAATAACTACCGCTCCGTTTTTATAGACGCCACCTCTTCGTAGTGTCTCGTTAAGCACGGAGTAGAGTTTTGCAAACGATACTGGGCCCGAAGCAACCAAGCCTTTGCCGTTCTCAGCTCCCTTGGGTCGGAGTTGGGAAAGATGAATCGCCACTCCTGCTCCATTTCGGAGAGCGTGGCTAGCAAATCGCCAAGATGCTTCGATCCCTTCTGGTCCTTCCATGCTGTCTTCAACAACAAAGACAGTACACGATACGGGTAAGCGAGAAGTTGGATCATCAATCCAGTTTTGTACACGACCAGTGCGGGCGATCAAATCAGTAGACATATTTAAACGAGGTCAGTCAGGGTAGGGGGTTGGTAGTTGGGTCCTTTCAGAACCTTACCATCTTCACGGCGAATGGGGTTACCATCCTCGCCAAGCTTGGTCATGTTGCTTTGGTGTACCCGGTCGAGAGCTTCATCAAGATCCCAACCAAGGTTCTCAGCATACTGGAAGCAGACATACACAAGGTCCGCAAGTTCTTTAAGGCAGTCAGCAGAGTTAACTTTGAAATCCTTTAGCAGCTGGTTCTCTGCATCAAGAAACTCCTTGAACTCTTCAACGATCAAGGTCCGTTGCCCAGTCCGTGAAGCTGGCTTCGTACTGTTCGTCACCTGGAAACCACGGCGAAACTCCTTGGCTTGCTCGCTGATGAAGGATTTCATTTTCTAGTTCGTTCTGTAAGTAGTGGATAGCTTTACGTAGGTCAGCCACACGGGAGTCTTTGTACCCCGCACGGCAGATATATTTGATAGCGTTGCCAAGATGGAAGTTCAATCCTTGGTCTCGGATGAAGTCCCATACTTGGATATTACCTCTTCGATAGTAGGATGGTCCTGAGCTTTTGGTGAAGGCCATTTAGCAACCAAGTTGGAAACACAGTTGGAAAGGGTGAAGCACTGTCGTTGCAGTGCCATGAAGACAATGATGATGTCTTCCTTAGAAGTCTCTGGGTTACGCAGAGCGTCCTCAATCTGTCGCAGCTTGAACTGCTGCTCCATCGTCAGCTCTAGTACTGGCGGAGGGGGTCCAAAGTATTGGGGTTTTGGAGATGAAGTCATAGTCCTCAGCTTGTAAGATTTTAGCAAGCCGAGCGTTAAGCAGAGCATCGTCGTCTGACAATCCTCGCTCTC